TTTAAGCCACCCTCCCCAAATAACAAGCAAAGATTACGTAATAGTAATCTTCACAATTCCTTTCGCATATCTTATAAGCATACCGATATCTTCCCAAATGTTGAATACATCGCCAGCTTTGTTCGCATCTGAAAGGAATCTTACCTCAACATCTGACCTTACAGCCAGTTTGCCAAGATATTCCTTCGGTGCAAGAACATAAACTTCGTTTGTAGGTACAACAACTGAGTCAACCATAGGTACACCAAATATTTCACCAACAAGACCAGTCTTAAGTGTTTCTTCCTGGATTGAAGGTGCGAATATTCCGAATCCACCTTCTCCTGTTGTTGAAGCCGAAACGTTGAAAAGTAAGAAATCTGCAACTTTTTCCGGGTTGATGAATGTTGCACCAACTGGAAGAAGTTTAGCTCTTAATTTTCCAATCGCTTTAGCAATGTCTTGAGGATTGATTTTACCAGCTTCTGCTGAGTTAAAAGCGTCTGGGTTGTTAGTAGCAGCAGTTGTTCCAGCCAATGAAAGAACAGCTGTCTGGTTTGTTAATCCTGCAGCGTAGCTAAGAAGATTATAGAATTTAAAATCTTCCTGAAGCTGAACTGAAGCAGTTCCTCTTCTTCTTGCAAGCTCCATTACGTCAAACTTTCTGAAATTCTGTTCATTCCATTTAACGATGAAAGCTGAGCTAACAGGGTTTGTGTCAATCCTTACTCTGTCAGATTTAACATCTGAAATTTCTGGAAGACCATTCACTGAAAGTTCTGCAGCCGGCACGTCAAGGTCGCAATCGAATACAGCTTCTTCACCTTGTGCGAGATAATAAACATCAAGTAAGTTTCTTGCTCTACCTTCGTAAAGCATTTCTCTCATTATCTGTTCTCTCATCTGAGCAGCAAGGATATTTTTTCCAAATGGAGATTTAGAAAGAATATCAATTTTCTTAGAAGCTTCAATTACATCAATCTTCTCTTCGCCTGTTTCTTCATTTTTCTTTGTTGCGTATATTTTGATTTGTTTTAAGTCTTTGCTCATGTTATTCAACCTCCTTCCTTTAAGAGTTATTAAGCAAATTTCTTTACTTTAATTTTGAGTTTCGTAACAGCTGAGCCATTTGTTCCTGTGTAATCTTCAAGCACACCAACAGCATAGTTGTTTGTAGATGTAACGGTGTATCTTTTGTTTGCTCCATCCCAATATACTGCTTCGCCAACAGCAAATGTGTCGTCCGCTTTGACTAAGGAATTTCCGTAAACTTCAACGGTTCCATCATCAAAAGTTGCCACTAATCCGCCTCTGTTGTAGTTAGTGTAGTCATAACCTTCACCTGCTGTAGGGTTTGTATCAGGTGCAATAGACGGCTGCTGGTTCTGGTCGATAGCCATTCCTGAAGGAATAAGTCCTCCAGCAATGTCAGTGTCGTCAAACACTCTTACTTCTTGTGCTAAACTTGTTGCATTCTTTTCAATAACAAGCATTGTTCCTTGATAAATAACCTGTGCAGGCGTTGTTTCCTTTATCGCGTATCCAATGCTTCTTGATGCTACATTTTCTTTTAACGTTTTGATGCTCATAGTAATTTTTCCTCCTTCCTAAAATAATAGGTATAATTTTGGCGTGTCTTTTCTAAATCTGAGGTCGGTTCAAATCGGTTTGTTTTTTCTTCTTCAATTCGTTATCGGTTCAATTCTTAAATAATTTACTAAATATGTTAGCTTCTTCCTTTGTATTGTTATTTTCTAATGATTGTACATATAAATCAATCATCTCATCATCGGCTTTCATTAATTTCTTAGTTAATTCTTTTACTTTCTTCTGTCTAGCTCTTTGCTTCGCGAATATGATTGATTCACCTTTAACTCTGCAAGCATTGATATCAGCATTGCTAGGAGTTATTTTATTATTCTCAATCATATATTCTATTGTGCTAGCTACTTTATCTTTCTTCTCATCTATCTGTCTCTTTAAATCTATTAACTGGTCTTCACTCATATCTGGTAATGCTTCTTCTTCCTCTTCAACTTCTTCTTCTTTCATTATATCTGTTTGTTCTTTTTGAACATCGATTAATTCTTGTATTTTATCACTTAATTCTGTTTCATCAGGTTGCTCTTCTTTTGGTTCTTCGGGTAAATCACCTTCCTCAATATTTCCTTCCTCATCTATAACTAATTCTTTATCTTTATCTTTTTCTTCATCATCTATTGTATCTTTTTCCGAATCATCAGTAGCTGCCGAAGAAACTGGAGCTTCTTCAATTACTTCATCAGCAATTTCTTCAATTTCTTCTGGAACTTCCTGAGTTTCTTCATTATCTATCCCAAGAAGGTCTCTATAGAACTCAATTACCTTTGCCATATCATTAACAAAAGCATTTACTGTTCTAACAATCTCGTTGCCTTCTTTATCTATAGCATATAATTCACCAGTCTCATCGTCCTTATGAACCATTATTCCGTTACCAATAGCTAAACCTTCAGATATATCAAATATATCTTCCCCTAAACCCTCATCTTCAATAACTGGTTCTTCAGGTGTTGGTTCCTGAATAATAGCTGGTTGTTCTAACTGGTCTGTTAATTCATCAGCTTTTATTTTAGCTTCAACGCGAAAAAGTTCTTTTAATGAACTAATAAGTGTATTTAACATATTGTTCATCCATTCAACATCTTCATCCAATTCTGGATTAAAATCTGCTGCTTCATCGTTAATTGCTTCTACCACTATAGTTTGTACTTTTTTAGCTACATCATCTGTATTTTTTTCTTCAGTAAGTTTAGAAGCTTTTATTTTAGCTTCCATATTTAAACTATTAAGATTCTCTATAACTAAACCAAATTCTCCATCTTCAGCTGCAGTAGGTCTCTCTACTAAATTATTCCACCAAGTATCAAGAGCTTTTATTTTGTTTCTTATTTCTTTTTTATTAATAGGTTCTTCTAATGCTGCCTGTAATATAGCATTTTTAATTTCAACAAATTCGGCTATTTCTTCTTGGGTAGCCTGAACATTTAAATCATCTACAATTTCTTGAGCCACATTTAATGTTTCGTTAATATCCATTTCTATACCAGCATCGATTCTAGCTTTCATAGAAGCTTTAGGGAAATCCATTGTCATCATATCTTTAGGTTTATCTTCGGGCTGACCATCCGTTACTTTAGGATGTTTCTCTTCGATTTCATCGTGGTCATTTGTTGCTGTACTTTCTTTTTTATTAACATCTTTGCTAGGTTCTGTTTTAGCCATCTGTTTCATTTCTTCTAATTTTTTCTTATATTCAGCTTTCTTAGGGTTATCATCCGAGAGTAAATCAATCATATCTGAAAGATTTTTTTCAGTAAGTTCTTGATTATTTAACTCAAGTTCTGGATAATCTTTTTTATCTTGTTTAAATCTTTCTTCATCTTTATCAAGCGGCTTATCTAAATCAGCAGCTTTAATTGCCTGTGGGCTTATCTTATATTTATCTTTCACAGTCAACCTCCCATATGGAATCGTTTATCAAATAGTTCTTTAAGTTGTTCTTGACTCATATCATATTTTCTTAATTTCTCAACGTCTTTTTCAGAAATTAATATATGATATCTTTCAACATCTTCAGCAGTAAATCCATATTTCATTAAATTAGAAGCTTTTACCAATACTGCCTTGTCTTCATCGGCAAGTTTCTCTAATGTTTTAGCAAAAGCCGCTATCTTTATTCTTTCAGCTAATAATGTAGGCCATTTACCTGTTTCTTTATATTTCAGCCATGCTTTGAAATTAGCTTTCTTTCCAACAATATCATCATTTAATTCTAAATCAAATTCGTGTATATCTTTTAATTTAACTGAAGCTTTGATTCCAAATGTTTTCTTAAAGCAATAAGCTTCAATAGCCTCATCTTTAGTCTGTCCTTCAGAAGCTTCTATTTCTTCATTTTCTTTGTTTGCTGATATACAAGCTGCAAATTCGTTTTTATTAGCTTTAATTAAAGAAGCAGCTTTTTCATCTACCCATTCACCTTTAGCTTTTATATTCAATACATCTTCTACTGTTCTTTCTTCTTTAATAGAATTGTGCCATACAGCGTCTAAATATTCTTCACCTTCAGTTTGATATGCCATAAGCAGTCTTCTTTTAAATTCATCAGATACTGCATATTCTTTAACTGTCATATCAGTACCTTCAATTTTACTTTCAGATTCTAAGTTATCTCCCCAAATTTCAGCGATAAATTTCTTCATCTTAGGCATTCCGTTCTTAGTTATAAGCCATGCTTCTTTACCTTCGAGTTTAACTAAATGAGCATTTAATCCATTAGCTATCATTCTTTCGGCTTTAACAAGAATATCTTTTATCTTTCTTACTTCGATTGCTGTCAATCTTTTATCTATATAATTTCCTATTTCAGATTCAAATATAGGAGTTTCAATTTTATCAACTAATGA